TAATGGCGCAATCGTTTTATTTGCTCAAACTCCTTTTGATAAAGTGTTAGGCTGCAGCAATTTAGAAATGCTTCGTTATGAGTGGATATGGATTAAAAGCAACGGTACGGGTTTTTTAAATGCAAAAAAAATGCCATTAAAGGTACATGAAAATATATTAGTATTCTATAAGAATTTGCCGACATACAATCCACAAAAAACATATGGTCATAAACCAGTAAATAAATACAAAAAACATTCTAGTGATGGAAGTAACTACGGTAAAACAGAAATTGGTATAGAAGGTGGAGGACAAACAGACCGTTATCCAGTAGATGCTTTGTATTTTGCTAGAGATAAAGAACGGTACCACCCAACACAGAAACCAGAAGCGTTATGTGAATATCTGATTAAGACCTATTCCAACGAAGGAGACATTATATTGGATAATTGTTGTGGTGGTGGTACAAGCCTTGTTGCTGCCAAAAAATTGAATAGGCAGTTTTATGGAATTGACACAGAATTGAAATTTATAAATATCAGCAAGGAACGACTGCAGAATGTGCAATTAGAATTAGTGATTTAGTTAATAAACATAATGACCAAAATGTGAAGGAGTGAATTTTATGAAAAAGGTACAGGTTTCAGTGCATTTTAACGGTGCTTCTAATTATTACTATTTTCCGATGGATAAAGAAACCTTTATGAAACAATGGAATAATCAAATAGCTGGTATTGGTTTTTATTCAGCAGATGACGAAAAAGGTTGTTTTATAGTAATCAACCCAACGAATTGTGGTGCTATTGAAGTTTTAGAAGTTACTGCGTAGTTTGACCATAGGAGGTTGCCATGAAAAAATTATTTTTGGGCAAGTGTAAATGGTGTGGTAAGAGTTTTAGAAAACGTTTTTTGCATCGCCACACAAACGGTTTATTAAGTTATTATTGTTCTAAAAAATGTAAAAAACAAGATATAGATTGTCCATTTTGAATGAAAGTTAATCAGTATTTTGACCAAAATGTGAGGAAGGGGATTAAAAATGCAGGTGCAACTTTCATTGTTTACTGATGATAAGAGCATTTTATTGAAATGTTGGAGTAGCCAAAATAAGGTGTTAGAGCAATATGCGAAAGAGAATCCATCAAAATCGCAATTAACAACAACATTAAAAGAAAAGTATGGAGTCGGTGGATTTGCATCACCATTAATAAAACCGAACTATGTAAATCGGGGTGTATATAACAGTAGCGGTATCGAGTTAGCAGGCTTTGACGATAATGGGAACGTGTTAACCGAGCATTTTACTTGGTCAGATGTAGCCAGTGAAATCATAAATATGATAAAAAATGATACAGCTTATTATGACCAAAGAAAGGAGTGTTTATCTTGAACGCTAACGAGATATTAAAACATTGCGTGATTGTAGAGATTACCCAATGCGAAAAAGATAGCTACTGGTATTCAAATTTGGTAGGTAAACAATTAGTAGCCTATGCCTATAATCCTGATTACCAAGAAATTTATTGCTGCCATATAGACGATATGTACAATAGTCAAGCCGTCATACCTGTTGCAAATTGCAAAATTGTACAAGGTAATCTAAATCAATTAGCAGATATGTCTTAATAAACACAATGACCAAAATGAGTAGTAAAAAAACGAAAAGAGGGAAAGAAAATGAACGAATTAATCAAACAAGTAGAACAATGGTCAATTAATAAAGGATTGGACAAGGCTGAATCTAGCAAACAATTTTTGAAAGTGGTAGAGGAAGTTGGTGAGGTAGCTGCTGCGTTAGCTCGTAATGACATGGAAGCTTTACAAGATGGCATCGGGGATGTAGTAGTGACACTTATTATATTAGCTCAGCAACATGAAATGTATTTGCATGAATGCTTACAATGCGCCTATGACGAAATTAAAGGACGCACAGGGAAAATGGTTGATGGTGTATTTATTAAATCTAGTGACTTATCTGTGGAGGGCAAATAATGAATATTACGTTATTAGGACATACGCAATTAAGCCTTTCGGTAATAGAAAGTATTTTAAATTCAAAAAATAAATATTTATTCTTCGTTGAATTTGAAGAGTGGTCGGGTGATACAACTGATGGTCAAGTTATCGCATTAGCAGCAATTCGTCAATGTTATTCACATAAAACAGCCTTAGAAGTGCTTGAAACAGAATCAGAAAAGTATTTCGGTGATAAAGGGCAAGAAGGCAAACGTTTGTTCAATCACATTGTAAAAAGTGGTCATACTAGCACGCTTGAACATATCCATTTTACATTTGCTGTTGAAGGTGTATCACGTGCTTTATTAGCACAATTAACGCGCCATAGACAATTATCATTCAGCGTACAATCGCAACGTTATAACAAGTTTAGTAGTGATAGTCGTAGTGGTGGGTTTGATTATGTGATTCCTGAATCGGTGTACAAAGAAAAAGTTCCAGGTGAATTTCAATTAATGATGACTGAAATACAAAAAATGTATGACAAGCTAATCAATTTTGGCATCCCACAAGAAGATGCGAGAGCAGTATTGCCGAATGCAGCGACTTGCAATTTAGTAGTATCAGGCAACTTACGAGCATGGTTGGAATTTTACAGTAAGCGTAAAAAAGGAAATGGCGCGCAGGCTGAAATTGCAGAATTTGCAGAGTGTATTAAAAACGCAATAATCGAAGTGGAATCGTGGACAAGTGATTATTTTGAATCGTAAACCATGACAAATAAAAGGGGATAATATCATGCAAAAAGAAAAGAGGTTGAAACGTTTAGCGATTTTAAAAAAAGTCGATGAATTACTCACTAAATGCGATTGTGTAAATAGTAATCTTGATTGTAAAAATTGCATTAGGTTAAGCAGATTAGGTAATCAACTATTGAAATTATCGACAGCTAAAAAACCGAAAAATGGTATACCTATCAATTTTGATAGATTAATAACTATTGAAAAGTACAATCAATATAAAAGCAAAGGCTTAACGGATGGGAAAATTGCATTAAAGTTAGGTGTTTCCAAAAGCGCATTTTTAGGGTGGAAACGGTCAAAGGGGATTGCCAAACAGTATCGTAAAAGTAAGGTGGTAAGGTAACGTGAGCAAGTTATCAACAGTACAAAATAAAGCCATAGAAGAGTATTGGCTCAATATTGACCAATATCGCAAAGACTTAAAATATCGTGAATGGGAGCTTCTTGAAAATAAAAAACAAGATGAAAATATTGGTGGTGGTAGGTCAAATAGAATCAGTGATACAACTGCTAATAAAGTCATGATTCTTACAAACGATGAGCGTTATCAACACTTGAAAAAGATTATTCAAGCTGTGGAAGGCACATATGAAAGTTTAGATGATGACCAAAAAACAATAGTTCAGATGCGTTATTGGGACAAGGATAACAACTGTTATGAATGGTCACATGTAGCAGATGATTTATATATGAGCGTGCAGCGTGTACTACGCAAACGTAATGCTTTAATTGATGAAACAGCTAAAAGATTGGGGTGGGTGTGATGAACATAATACATGCAATAGAACAAATGCAAGCTATGCTACGAGATATTTCTCCTTTGCTATGGGAATATAAACAAGATTTAAAGAAGCAAGGTTTTACAGAACAACAAGCATTTGATTTAGTTAGAGACTATCAAAAGATAATGTTCACTCAAGACGATAACCAATAGCGTAATTGTGCCATATAGCGAATTACGCAAAAATCTGTAGTAAATTGATAACATCGAATAATTATCACAAAGTCGTGAGCGATTGCTTGCGGCTTTTTATTATGCATTCAAAAGGAGATATAAATGAGCGAAGCATCGAAAACAAGCGTTTCAACAGGTATCGGATTCGGTTCAGCATTGGCTATTGCTATTTCTTGGAGCATACACAAATCAATCTTTTGGGCATGTGTACATGGTTTCTTTAGTTGGTTCTATGTAATTTACTATGCATTAACTCGTTAACATTGAAAGGCGGTGAACACCATGATAATTTACGATTTAATCGATGATGAAACACGACAACTGTTAAATGCGAAAAAGCCTGTTGTTCATAGGAATCAACAAAATAACAGGAAAAATGTAAAGTATACCGAACACGAATTATTGGAATTGATGGGGTGTAATCGAGATAGGTATAAGAAAGTGAATGGGAAGGTGAAAAGGAAATGAAATTACCAGAAGGAATAACAACAGTTCCGTATATTGATAAACAAACAGGCGAGTTACGAGTACACGTTCAATACTCAAAAGAATATATCAATTCCGTTGTGCTTAGGATTCTTGATGAACGTATTGCACGTGCTGAAATGGCATTGCCTTTATGTAAACATACCAAGCGCAAACATCGTTTGAATAAGTTACTAATTGCATTAAAAGAAGCAAGAAAACGATACAACAATGAATTGATTGAGCTTGAAGGTGATACTTAATGCAATACAAAACAAAGCAAGAACAAATTTCATTTTATAAATCATCTGTATGGCAATCATTACGCCTTGAAGCACTCGAACGTGACAACTATGAATGTGTATGGTGCGCTGAGGAAGGTAAAGTGACGACACAATATGATGAAGTATTAGAAATTGACCATATCCATGAGATTGAACATCATCCAAAACTTGCACTCGAATTAGACAATCTACGCACATTATGCAAACCATGTCATAACAAGCGGCACAACAGGTTCGACGGCAAAGAAAAGCGTTGGAACGATGAAATGTGGTAAAGAAATGTTAAATATAAGCCCCCCGTCATTTACTTTTTTAGGAAAAAATTTAGCCCGGGACCGGAGAGGGGCTCGTTTGTCTAAAAATAAAGTCTAAAAATATCACATTTGGAGGGAGGAGGGTATATGTGGAAAAAGGTATTAAGAAAATCGAAAAAGATTTATTAGCACGTCACGCTGATGACCCTATAAAATTATCAAAAGTCCATCGCTATATAAGGTTTTTAAAGATTGATTTAAGTTGTGATACCGATATTGATAAAGATGGAACGACTATAAAAATAGAAAACGGTACGCAGAACTTTTTAAAACAGCATCCAGCGATTGCGACAAAGTTGTCAATATCCAAAGAGATTGAAAAGTTAGAAGATGCACTCGGAATAAAAATTGAAAGTGAGCCTGCTGCCACTGCCCCCTCAACTGTGGAGGACAAAGGTAGGACGAGCTTAATTTGATTAGTCATAAGTACATCGAGAAATATATTAAGCTATGGCGTGACGGCAAAATAATTTTAAATAAAAGGCGTATTAAATTAATTGAGTTGATAGAGCGTGAAATACTTATTGCAGATGATATGTATTTTGATAATGAACAAATCGAAAACTATATTACATTTACAGAAAAGTATTACTTCCCACTCACGTTGACACAAAAATTTAAGACGTGTTTTATTTTTTTATATTACAATGACGGCTCTTTGGTGTTTGATGAACACTTAGACTATGAGGGGCGTGGTGGCGGTAAAACGGGGCGTATATCTACGCTAGCAAATTATTTTATTAGCGAATTACATGGCATAGATAATTACAACGTATCAGTTGTTGCGAACTCTGAAAAGCAAGCGAAAATGTCGTTTACAGAAGTGTATAACACTATTGATAAAGACGACACGCTAAAAGAGCATTTTGTTAATAAAAAAGCGCTGATTGAATCACGTAGCACCAAATCAGTATTTCAATATCATACTTCTAACGCTTCAACTAAAGATGGCTTGCGTGATGGTTGTGTAATTTTCGAAGAAATTCACCAATATGAAAACTCATCTACTGTAAACGTATTTACTTCTGGACTTGGTAAAGTGCCAAATCCACGAATATTTTATGTTGGTTCTGATGGGTATGTAAGGGAAGGATTTTCAGACAAATTAATTGAACGAGCAGATAATATTTTAGATGGCCATGTCAGCATACGTGATGATGGTCTTTTTGCGTTTATGTGTAATTTAGATGACGAAGCAGAAATGCATAATTCTGAAATGTGGCAAAAGGCAAACTCGCAATTCCACCCACCGTTAACAACATATGCAAAAACGTTGTTTAAAACGGTTATGAAGCAATATAACAAGTTAGAACATGACCCCGATGGCTACGAAGAATTTATTACAAAGCGTATGAATTTACCGAAAGTTGATTTAGAAAAATCGGTGACAAGTTGGGAGAAAATCAAGGCTACAGACCAAGCTTACAATTTCGATGAATTGAAAAAACGCGAATGTATTGGCTGTTTGGACTATGCGGCTGTTCGTGATTTTGTAGCAATGGGGTTATTATTTTTGAAGAATGATAGTTTCATTGTGCCGAAGGAATTAACTCATTCATATGTTTGTAGGCCATTTGCAGACAAGCATTATGCCTACAGCAAAAAGAAAGCTGAAAATAACAATAAGAAAGACCATCGAAAATTTGCGCCAATACGCGAATGGGAAAATGATGGTCTTTTATCTGTGCTTGATATTGAAACAATGGACCCGCATTTAGTTGTGAAATGGTTTATTGACAAGCGCGATGAAGGCTGGAACATTAAAAAAATCATCGGCGATAACTTCAAAATGGATATTCTCAAACCGTTGTTCGAAGCGGCTGACTTTGAAGTTGAAGTTATACGAAATCCTGATGCGGCAAGTGGATTGTTAGCACCAAGAATTGAAATTGCTTTTGAAAATGAGCAAGTAATATTTGGGGACAATCCACTAATGCGTTGGTACACAAATAACGTGCTTGTTAAGCGGCTGCCTAACGGAAATAAGGTATATCGCAAAAAAGAGGAAACAAAACGTAAAACAGATGGTTTTATGATGTTTTTATACGGCGTTTGGGGTTCGCGCGATTTAGAGGACACCGATGTGGACGGCGTACTTGACTTCTTGGATAGCATCACATTTTAGTAAAGGGGGTGAGGTATTGGGGTAATTTTAGATGCTATTTTTCGCAATAGAGAAATCGGAAAAGAAGCTGCTGAAATGTGGGATTTTGATATTTTCGGAATCGACATTGAACAACGAACTTACTTAAAAAAGACAGCTATTGAAACCTGTATCAATTTTATTGGCCGAACCATTTCTTTAGCTGAATTTCGTTTTACTAAAGATGGAAAAAAAGCCAAAAGTGATTGGGACTACTTACTTAATGTGCGTCCGAATACAGACCAATCGGCGGCGGATTTTTGGCAAGATTTTGTTTATAAATTATTGCACGAAAATGAAGTGCTTGTGATTTTGAGTGACAATAACGACTTGCTAATTGCCGATAGTTTTAATCGTGTGGAGTACGCTGTATATCCTGACATTTTTAAAAACGTTGTTGTAAAAGGATATGAGTTTAAAAAATCATTTGAAATGAGCGAAGTAATTCATATTTCGTATAATAATGAAAAATTCACACGCTTTTTAGATGGCATGTTTAAGGACTATACGGAATTGTTTAGCCGAATGATTGAAACGAATATGTATGCAAATCAAATTCGAGCACTCGCGGGTATGGATGCTAATACGAAATTAGATGAAGAAAATCAAGTGAAATTACAAAACTTCATCGACCGTATGTTTAATGCTTTCCGAAAAAAGGCGTTTGCTATCGTTCCACAAATTAAAGGTTTCAATTATGAGGAAATTACAAAAGGTGTAAAAAATGAAGGTCGCTCGGTTGAGGAATTAGGGAAGCTTAAAAAAGATTTAACAAGTCATGTAGCGAATATTTTAGGCATTCCGGCAACACTTATACATGGCGATATGGCGGAGTATGAAACGGCCGTAAAAGCTTATATCAAGTTTTGTATTGAGCCATTGATTAAAAAAATTAGGGATGAGCTTAACGCAAAATTAATCGACCGTGACGACTATATGAATGGTGAACGAATCAACATACACGGCGTGACTGAATTAAGTCCACTAGAACTTGCTACAGCGATTGACAAGCTTGTTGCTAGTATGGTTTATACACCGAACGAAGTACGTGTAATGTTAGGCGATGAGCCTTCCACAGATGAGAGATTAAACAAGCATTACTTTACAAAAAACTATCAAGAATTAGATTCCGTTGAAGGAGGTGAGAAAGAATAATGAAGTTCTTAACAAAAGAAGATTTTTTTAATTCATTTAAAAATCAAAATTACGTAGAACAATTAAAGCAAATTCCGCAAAAATTTAATGCTGTCCACAATGAAGAAACAAAAACATCAGAAATAACAATTTACGGTGTCATCGGCACGTCATGGTGGAATGATTCGTTTTCTGCTGCCGATATTGACGAAGCATTAAAAGCGGCGGGCGATAATGATATTATTATCAATTTGAATAGCCCGGGCGGTGATGCATTCGATGGTATTTCAATTTTCAACCGTTTAAAACGTCACAATGGAAAAATCACTATTCACGTTGATGGTTGGGCATGTTCAGCGGCTTCAATAATTGCAATGGCAGCAGATGAGTTAATCATGGAGCTTGGTTCAATGTTTATGATTCATGAGGCTTCTAACGTTATTTGGGGCACTAAAACAGACATGCGAAAAGAAGCTGATGTGCTCGAAGCATTGGAGGAGGGTATTATCAACATTTACATGACGAAAACAAATTTAAGTCGTGAAGATGTACGGGCTAAAGTTGATGCAGAAACATGGTTTAGTGCAAATAAAGCGGTAGAATATGGTTTTGCCGATAAAGCAAATGGCGTTGATTCCAATAACGAAAACAAACCACAAAATGCAGTATTAACTGTGGAGGACAAACGAGGAATCTTGAACGAATTACAAGGGATTTTAAAACCAAATAATCAAAATGAAGAGCCATCGGAGCCGCAACCACAAAAGGTTACAGCTAAACGAAAAGGGTTCTTTTTTTAATACTTAAAAACAGGAGGTCATTATAAATGACAATGAAATTAAAAGGACAAATGGATAACTTTAAGGCGAAGAAAAAAGCCTACACGGATTTATTAAATGATGAAAACGCAACAAATGAACAAGTGCAAAACGCTGTAGATGAAATGTTTACAGCGTTACAAAATGATTTAACTGAAAAAATTACAGCGGAAGCACGTAATGAATCAGCAGATACACAAATTTTAGTAGCACGTGGACAACATATTTTAACGTCCGAAGAAACAGCGTTTTATAATCAAGTTGTTGCTGACGGCGGATTTAATGACGAATCAGTTTTACCCGAATCAGTACAGGAACGTGTATTTGAAGGTTTAACAAAAGAGCGTCCGTTATTAGCTGCAATCGGGTTACAAGATTTAGGGGCAGCGACTAAATTTATTTATTCTGACCCTACTCTTGCGTACGCATGGAAAGAAATTTTCGGTGAAATCACAGGTCAAGTCAATGCTGCATTCCGTGACGAAAAAATTACTCAGTTGAAATTAACGGCATTCGGCGCTATTCCGAATGACATGTTGGAACTTGGTCCAGTTTGGGTTGACCGTTACATGACGACTTTATTAATCGAATCATTGGCAGCGGGCTTAGAATATGGCTTAGTCAATGGTCGTGGTCCAGTACAAAATGAGCCAGTCGGTTTGATGAAAGATGTAAACTCAACAACAGGTGCGGTTACTGATAAAACATCAAGCGGTACATTAACATTCGCGCCGTCAGAGCGTGGGGAAACGGTTGTCGCTGAATTATACGGCGTACTTAAAGAGTTATCGACAAACGAAAAAGGTGACTTCCGCAAAATTTTAAATAAAGTCGTAATGGTATTAAATCCAATTGATGCATTAGCTGTACAAGCGCGACACACGATTCAAAATGATTCGGGTGTGTTTGTTATGAATTTACCATACAACTTGACGGTTGTGGATTCAGAAGAAATTCCAGTGGGCAAAGTATTATTCTTTGTGCAAGGTGAATACGTAGCGGCTATCGCAGGTGGCTATAAACTTAAAAAGTTTGACCAAACATTAGCTATGGAAGATGCGACATTGTACACGATTAAACGTTTCGCTAACGGACGTCCGAAGGATAACAAAGCGGCATTAGTTTACGATTTAGACGTTCAATTCCCTGTACCGGAAGAAGATGACAATACAGGAACGCCAGAGCCTTAATATAGGGCTTTAGGCGTTTTTAATTTGAAAGGAGGTAATAGATAATGGCAGAGAAATATAAGGTCGTACAGCGCTTTAAAGAGGTGAAACACGGCGGACATATTTATGAAGTCAATGACTATTATCCTGTGGAAGGCAAACGAGCGACAAAGGCTAGAATTGCACAATTAACTACCACAAATAATAAAGAAAACGAGATTTTTATCGTTGCTGAAACGAGTGATGTAGATGGCGACAATTGATGAAATTATCCTAACCGAATTTAAAGAGCGTATGAAACTCGGTGATGATGAGGACGATAATTTAACACGCATCTTAAAAGCGTCCACAGAGGACTTACAAGCGGTTTGCGGTGATTATGATATAAACACTAGTGAACGTTTTAAAGAGCTTGTATTTGAGCGCTCACGCTATGTTTACAACGATGTACTAGAGCATTTCTCCGACAATTTTTTAACGCAAATTGTTAACCTATCAATCGAAAAGGCGATGGAGGAAAAAGAAGAATGAAACGTATTCCGAAGCCGATTGTTGAACAGCAGAAATTAAACAGTGGAGAAATGCGAAATAAAATCGAAATACAGGAGTTTGTCGAAACGGTCAATGAAAACGGCTATCCTGTGGAGGATTGGCAAACAAAATGTAAACTATGGGCGAAAATTAAAACGGTCAAAGGCTCGGAAGTTATTAAAGCGGCAGCGGAAGTAAATACAGAAACTTATCGCTTTATAGTGCGGCATGTAGACGGTTTGAATGCTAAACAACGCATTGTTTTTAAAGGGCGTATTTACGACATACAAGCCGTTTTAAATGACGATGAATTACACAATACATTAACTATTATTGCAGTTGTGAGAAAGCCGTAGGTGATGCTATGAGGGTTGACTTTACAGGCTTAGAAGAGCTACAGCGGACATTACAGCAAAGGTTAGACGTAGAGCAAATCGAAGAGCCGGTTTTAAATAAAGCGGCAGAACATTTGGCAGATGCATTAGAAGAAAATGTGTATAATTACGGCTTTAAAAAGCGTTCGGGTAAGTCGGAAAAATCAATAGTAATCGATAAAAAGATTGTGGATGGCTCACTCGCTGTAGGTTTAAGTAATCAAAATAATGATGCCTTTTACCTCTACTTCCACGAAACAGGCACATCTAAAATGCCAGCTCGTCCGTGGTTTCGTCCGACTTTCGAGAATGAAATGAATCGTATTATTGAAATTATGAAGCAAGAGCTACGAAGGAGGATGCACCTATGAGCATTAATAAAATCATACGTGACGCATTACTTCCTTTGGGTGTACCTGTCATGTATATGACCTATACAGGTACAGAACAAACATATATAACCTTCTTTCGTTATAACGAGCGAGGGGCAATACTAGCTGATGATTTTGAACAGGTCACAAGGCATAGCGTACAAGTTGATGTATGGGGCAAAGGTGACATTGAATCATTAGCAGAATCAGTTAAAAAAACTTTACAAGCGGTTGGCTTTAGACGAGTAGGCTTTTTCGAAGATTATGAAAAAGACACGAAAATCTATCATAAAGCCTATCGCTTTTATTATGACAAGGAGGCTATTTAATTATGGCAGGAGTATTAATCGGTTTATCAGATTTACACTATACAAAAATTATAAGCGGAGCGACTACACCCGAAACAGCATTTGCAGGTGAAATCAAAAAATTAGCAAAAGCAATTGAAGCGGGCATTACACCAAATACATCTAATGCCGTGTTATATGCAGATGATGGGGCGGCAGAATCAGCATCAGCCGAAGGAGAAACAGAAATTTCATTAACTGTAGATGCTATCGCAACAGCTATTTATGCAGACTTGTTAGGCAAAGAAACGAATGCAGATGGTGTTGTAATGGATTCAACAGGTGATGTTGCGCCAAATGTTGCACTCGCATTTCGTGCACTAAAATCGAACGGAAAATACCGTTATTTTTGGTACTACAAAGGCACGTTCCAACTTCCAGAGGAAAGCTATCAAACTAAAGGTGAATCTATCGAATACAACACACCATCAATCAATGGTGTATTTGTACATTCGGATATTGTTAAAAACGCACAGGGTAATGGTATCAAGCGTATGTTTGTGGACGAGGACGACCAGGGCGTAAATGCTGATGTTATCGCAAATTGGTTTAATGCGGTTTATACAGGCGTTACGGAGGAAGAGGAAACACCAGAACCTTAAAAATGATTGAGAGGGTGATTTATTCACTCTCTTTTTTGTTTGCATTTTATGAGAAAAGGAGCGTTTTAAATGACTAGTAAAGCAGAAGTTATGAAGGATAAAGGCGTAAAGATTACATTAGGTGGCAAGGAATTTGAAGCGAAATTTGACTTAAATGCATTATGTGATTTACAAGAAAAATTTGGTGGTTTTGATGAAGCATTTGAAAACATAGATAAAGACTTTTCTAAAATTCGTATGTTATTGCATCTCGCATTAGCGAATGGAGAAAATGAAAAAATGACCGAACGTGAAATTGGTGCATTAATTGATATTCGCAATTTAGATACAATAACAAATGCTTTAGAAGAGGCGTTTAACGGAGCTATGCCCTCCACAGAAGAAGAGGGAAAGTAAACGATCCGCAAGGCGATAAACAGTTGCCAGCGGATTTTTTTATATACATCGGAACCGTACATTTACGCATGGATGAACAAACAGTGTGGAGGGCAACACCACGCAAGCTATTAGCGCTTTGGGATAGACATTGCATTTTCAAAGGTTGGAAAAAAGAAAAAAAGCAAGCTAGCAAAGTGTTCATTGACCAAATCCAGTTGTAGAAAGATGGTGAAATAATAATGACAACAGGTGATGTAGGTAATTTAAGAGTTAAATTGTCACTAGATAATGCACAATTTGAACGCTCTGTGGCTAGTATGAATAGGACTTTGCAAGCAATAGGACAAGAAATACGCGGATTACAAAATCGTGGTCGTGAATGGGGTTCTAGCATTGACGGATTGCGTCAAAAGCAAGAAGCATACAGCAGATTGCTTGAAGGACAGCAAACTAAAGTAAGACGGTTAGCAGATGAGTATGAAAAGGCAAAACAACGTTATGGAGAAAATTCCGCAGAGGCTGAAAGGTTAGCTGTACAACTTAATAGAGCTTCTGCCGAAATGGACCGTACACAGCGAGAATTAAATGAAACGACAGCCGAACTAGAACGCCAAGAACGCGAATTAGCACAATCACAAACGGCATGGGCGCGTTTTGGAGAAGCGGCACAACGAGCTGGAGCTAAGCTAAAAGCAGTTGGCGATAGTATGAAGAATATCGGAAGAAATATGTCTATGTATGTGACCGCACCGATTACGGCGCTTGGAGCAGGAGCTTTTAAAGCGGCTACAGACTTTGAATCAGCTTTCGCAGGAGTAAGAAAAACAGTTGATACAACAGAAGAGGGTTTTGCAAAGTTAGAAAAAGGCATACGTGACATGGCTAAAGAGTTGCCAGCAAGTGCTAGTGATATTGCAGCGGTTGCTGAAAGTGCCGGACAGCTCGGAATTGCGGAAGATAAAATTCTTTCTTTCTCTCGAACAATTATTGATTTAGGTGAATCAACAAATATGACACGTGAGCAAGCTGCTACAGAGTTTGCGAGATTTGCTAACATCGTAGGAATGTCACAGGACAATTTCGACCGTCTAGGATCATCAATCGTTGGTCTTGGTAATACAATGGCGACAACCGAATCAGAAATTATGAGTATGGGTATGAGGCTTGCCGCCCAGGGTAAACAAGTCGGCATGACAGAAGCTGAAATTATGGCTTTAGCGGGTACTATGTCCAGTTTAGGTATACAGGCTGAAATGGGTGGTACAGCAATGACCACTATTCTTAAAAAGATTCAAACTGCCGTATTAGATGGAGGAGCAGGATTACGAGACTTTGCGGAAGTATCTCAGATGTCGGCAGAAGAATTTAAAAAGCTTTATAACACAAGTGCTATATCAGCATTAGATGCATTTTCAAAAGGTTTATCTACAATTTCTAGTCGCGGGGAAAATGTATCGGCAGTGTTGAAAGACATCGGAATAAAAGGCATTTATGAATCGGATGTAATGATGCGTCTTTCGGGTGCTTCTGAATTATTAGCTGGTGCTATAGATACATCATCAACAGCGTGGGAAGAAAACACAGCTCTTGCGAATGAGGCAGAACAACGCTATGCAACTACAGCTTCACAATTAGCGATGCTTAAAAATAAAGTTGTTGAAATAGCTATTTCGCTTGGTCAAACGTTGATACCTATGATTATGTCTGTAGTCGATAAAATCACGCCAATGATTGAAAAATTCACGTCAATGGAAGATTCGACTAAAAAAATGATTATTGTTATTGGCGGTATTGCAGCGGCAATCGGTCCTGTGCTTGTAGTTCTTGGTACGTTAGTTTCTAGTATTGGTTCAATCGTTTCTGTAGTTGGTGCAGCTTCCGCAGCTTTGGCAAGCATTGGTGGCATTACAGGGGCATTAGGCGTAGCATTTACGGCTTTAACAGGTCCTATTGGTATCGCAGTAGCGGCGATTGCAGGAATTGGAGTAGGGACAGCATTAGTTGTCAAAGAAATGAAAAAATCCTCTATCGAAATGGAAGATTGGTCGAAAGGTGTATCAGAAGCAACAGCCGAAGTTGTAAGCAGCTTTGTAAAAATTTCTGATGATGTAGGGCAGTCGTTAAGCCAGTTACATTTGACTTCTACAACAATCACTTCTGACATTGCTAATGAAATGACAGGTAAATTTGACAGCATGTATTCTCAAATTGTGGAGGGCGCAAACACCAAACATAACGAACAAATGGATAGTTTACGTAATTACTTTTTAAATTCGAGCGCTTTGACGGATGAGGAAGAAAAGAAGATTTTAGAAAAGCAACAACAATCGCACGAAAATGAAATGGCGATTTTAGAATCTAAAAATCAAATAGTTACTGACATCATGAAAAAAGCAGCAGAAGAAAAGCGAGAATTGACAGACCATGAACGTCAAGTCATTGATAATATTAATCTTCAAATGAAAGAAGATGCTGTTCGGGTTTTGTCTGAAAGTGAGGCAGAACAGAAAGTCATACTCGAAAAGATGCGTGCTAATGCTGACGAATTGACAGCGCAACAAGCAGCCGAAGTCGTTAAAAATGCAGTTAAGCAAAAAGAAGAGGTAGTTGCAGAAGCCGAACAAACTTATGAAGAAGCAATAAAAAATATCACAAAAATGCGCGATGAAACAGGAGTTATTTCAGCAGAGCAAGCAGAACGCATGATTGCCGAAGCGCAAAAATCACGAGATACAACTATCAAGTATGCCGAAGAAATGCATGACGAAATTGTCGCTAAAGCACAAGAACAAGCCAAAGAGCACGTAGAACAAGTAGATTGGGAAACAGGCGAAATTTTATCTAAGTGGGGGATGTTCAAAAAGAATGTTTCTAAGAAGTGGAATGAAATTAAAACAGATGCTTCTAAGAAATGGGAAGAAATCAAATCCGATACTATAAGAATTTGGGATGAAATTAAAGCGTGGCCAGGCAAGAAAATCGATGAAATGAAATCATCGGTTGAAAAGAAAATGACTGAGGTTAAAACAAAAATTGAAAGCAAATGGGATGAAGCACAATCATTTTTATCTAATATCAGTCTAATTCAAATAGGTAAAGATATTGTAAATGGACTTATTGAAGGTATTGGTCAGATGTTCGGTAATGTTAAAAAGAAAGTTGAAAGCTTAGCAGGATTAATTCCTGAATGGGCTAAAGATATCTTAGGTATTCAGTCACCATCCACTGAAATGATAGAAGTAGGAAAGTGGACTGGAGAAGGGATTGCTGTTGGTGTAGAAGGAACAAAAAAGCGAAATGAAAAAGCTATCAAAGATGTAACGGCAGTAATGACTAATGCGGCTAAAGCCAATGCGGCAGAAGTTGCAAAAATTGCTGATAAAGCGGAAGCCGACCGTACAAAAATACAACAGTCATATGCTAAAAAACGTAGCAATATGAAAAAAGCAAATGGCAAAAAAATTGCTGAACTTGAAAAAGAAATGCATGGAAAGCTTACGGAAATCAACAATAAAGCATGGGCTAGTATGGTTGAAAAAGAAAAAGAACTCAACAAACAAAAGCTTGAAGCAGTCAAGAAGTTTGTGGACGACAAAAAGAAAGCCAACGAGTTGAGCTTGATTGATGAAGCGCAATATTGGCGTGCGGCATATCAACAATTTAAAACTGGCTCGGCTGAAAATGTTGAGTTACGTAAGCAATATCAAGATAATGTAAAACGTATCAATGACGCTATCACAAGTGTAAATAATGATTTCTTAAGTCGTTCTCAAAAAATCAATGATGATTTAATACAAAATGAACAGCGGTTAAATAAGGAGTATAGCGATGCTGTGGAAAGCCGTTATCAAAATATCGTTAAGTCATTTGGTCTTTTCGACGAAGTAAAACAGCGTGAAGCTGTAACGTCTGAAATGCTATCTAAAAATTTAAATGACCAAGTACAAGCATTACGAGATTGGACAAATCAACTCAATCAACTAGAGCGCCGTAAAGTATCAAAAACGCTTCTTGACGAATTGAAGGCTATGGGTCCATCAGCAATTGAAGAATTAAAAGCTTTAAATTCCATGACGGATAGCGAATTAAAGTCATATCAAAATAATTATCAAGAAAAATCAAAAATGGCTCGCGAACAAGCTATTAAAGAGATGGAACCAATGAAGCAACAAACGCAACAGCAAATTAGTGAAATGCGTAATGCTGCTAATAAAGAGCTTGAAACACTTAATACTGAGTGGCAAGATGCTATTAAGAAAGTCGTTGGAGGTACTGACGAGGAATTAAGGACATTGCACCAAGTCGGTAAGAATGCAGGACAAGGCTTATTAGATGGCTTGAAATCAATGGACAGCTCTTTGCAGAAACAAGCAGAAACTATGGCAAAGACTATTAAAAACACTATTCAAAAGTCACTTGATATTCATTCGCCATCAAGATGGATGCGCGATTTCGTAGTTGGCAACCTAGCGAAAGGTTTTGAGATTGGTGTTAATGATAAGTTGCGTAATGTAATGACTGCTGGGCAAAAATTAGCTACTGCTATTACAAGTCCTGTAGAGGTCGCTACAATGCCTACAGGTGGCAATTTTAACAGTTTATATGGCAGTACATTAAATAATATTGCAAGTGCTTTAAACGCTCAATCTAATGTTAATATGCCTTCCACAATTGTTGTTCAATCGGTATTAGATGGACGTGTAGTAGCAGAGGTTGTAACGCCATTTGTATCTAATAATCAATACAGCGGGGCAAATGTCCGAGCAATGACAAAAGGGGTGAAGATGTGATAATTGAATTTTTAAATGGTCAACAAATTGATTTGGAAAAGCAATATAACTGCAAATTATTAAAGCCATTTGTACCGTCAGTATCACGCTCACCGTCTTTTCAATCTGTGGACGGCAGAGCGCCGATATTGACAAGTATTGATAAAAAAGAACGCTCATTACGTGCTGATTTTATGATTAAAACGTATGATGTAATTGATTTTTACATGCTGCGCGATGAATTAAACGAACTGTTTTTTAGACACGAAAAATTTTATATTATCAACAAAAAATTACCATTTAAAAAATGGCTTGTAACAATGGCAGATAATATTGATATTGTTGGCGAGTATGCACGATTAAATAAGTTTTCTATTAATTTTATATGCGTTAATGAGTATGCGGAAAGTATAGGTACATCATTAGCCCTCCACAGTAATAAAGAATGGGACGTTGATTTATGGGGCTGGGGCATGGGCTTAGATTGGGATAAAGATTATAAGTATATCCATAGTGCTAATAATTTTATTATCAACAATATAGGTAACGTACCAATCGACCCAAGAGTGCATATGCTCGAAATTACTATTAAGGCAACGGCGGCATCTTATTTGCAAATAAAAAACAATACAACAGGTGATGTATACCGATACAATGGCGCATTGACAGCGAGTGACACACTCGTGATAAACGGTATACGTACACTTAAAAATGGTGTATCAGTATTTAAGGACACAAATAAAAGACTAATCACTTTATCGACGGGTGAAAACAATATAACTGTGGAGGGCGGTACTTTAACGAGTATCGCTTTTGATTTTAAGTTTTTATACATGTAAGGAGGGAGTTGCGAATATGACTTTATATAATACTCAATCGCCGATAACAAGGGAAGAACGTAACAATATCAATGCGACATGGCAGGATATTTTAAATCGTTTCAGCGATTTACAACGGCAAATAAATATCCTAGCAGGCGACAATGATGTAGATGAGTTAATACAGCGTATCACTGATACGGTAAATAATGCAGATGCAACATTAACAGATTTACAAGCGGCATTAAATGACGCAACACAATTAATTGACGATATGGTTGCCGCTACTACTTCCGCCACCGATGCGGCAAATGCGGCTAATCAAGCGACAGCAGACGCTACGCAATTAATCAGTGATATGACAGCATTGCAAGGTGATTTAGAGCAATTACAAACGTCACTAGAGCAAAGCATTACAGATGCAACACAAGCAACCACAGGAGCAATTACCGCTACTACAAATGCTAATCAAGCAGCACAAGACGCCCAGCAAGCCACAACAGATGCAACAGATGCAGCTAATCGTGCTAATGACGCAGCATATGCAATCGAGGGTTGGGGACAAGTCGTACCTTACCAAAATGGCACAACATACAGTCGCAATAACCCTGTAACGTATCAAGGTAGTACGTATCAATCTTTAATTGATGATAATGATAGTTTGCCAACTGACAACACAAAGTGGATTGTGATAGCACGCAAGGGGTTAGACGGACAAGGAGCTGTGCAAACAGTTAATGAGCAATTGCCTAACGAGGATGGCAACGTTGATGTGGGTATTGCCCATATTAATGGGCTACAAGTAGCGCTTGACGGTAAGGCAAATGATGCAGATTTGACATCGCTGGAGGATGTAGTTACTACACATTTGGACAAAATGATGCAGTTAAGTCCATCCGTTTTAAAGATTCCTTTAGTTGCT